TCTTTGTTTCTGTCCCGTCGTACCAACAAAGGTTCTCTTGGGCTTCTTCCAACGTGTCGTATAAACTCCTCAGGCATTCATCACCATAAAGGCTTGCCTCCTTCCACTTATACCCGCCAAAGAGCCGCTTCTTCTTCTGCTCGATGGTGTAGTATTCACGGCCATTAGGTAACGTGGTCTTTATGATACGGCACTCTATCTTACTCATGTTCTTTTGTTACTTCTATGTTTCGTTCCTTTCTCTCCTGCCTGGTTAACGTCTCGTGCCTCCTGGCCCTCATGATTGCTCGTGCGTTCTTGATGACCTTGTTGGTCTCCGGGTCGATCACCTTGAAGTCCATGGAGTGGACAAGGCCGCAGTCGCAACAGGCCATCTTGTATCCCTTCTCGATGGGCATCTGCCATTCGTTCTTGGGAACCACGTAGAAGTCTATTTTCTTGTTTTCTTTTTTACTCATTGTTCACCTCCTTTATACGCTTCAAATTGTTCTAGCAAGTCCTCCGCAGTCTTGCCCATCTTGTTGTGTACCCGGACAAAGCTGATTAGTTCCAGCATCTGGTCGCGCTCTATTGCCTTGGCTCTTTCAACCATTGGTGTGGTAAGCATACCAACCAATATGTATTTTTCGGCTAACCATTCAACCGCTGTTAGTTTACTCATGGAAATATGTTTTAAAAAATTGTTTTGGTATGTCCGCGTGGGGCAGGTTGACATATTCAGCCTTGCCTCCGGTCTTGTTTATCTGTCCTGCTACGTTTCGCAGGCTCTTGTTGCTCGTCCCCCAGTTCCTGTGGTTGTACATCATGTGGGCATTCGCCCCATACTCGATGGCCGTGTACTTCTCTCGTGTGCTTGGGTCAATCAGTCCGACAAAGGCGTAGTCCTTCCTGTAGTTCTTTAAGACGTCCAAGCCTCCGGCGCTGAACCCGATGAGGGCGGTTGTCCTTGGGTCATGCGCGATCGTCAGCGGCTTGTTGTACGAGTAGATGTATATCTCGTACCGCGACCACATCCAGTCGGGGACTTGCTTCTCCATCCACTGAGGCGTGGCGTAGTACATTCCGCCCCAAATTATTATCGTGCATAGCGTGTTCATTTTACAAATATAACTTATGTGTTGTTTTAATGCAATTATTTTTTTTGACTTTGGTGTTGTGGCCACTATATTTTTGCTTCATAATCCTTGTCTTTCGGTGTGTAGGAACAGCGAAAGGCTAAGGAAAAAGGAATAAACCCCTTGGCCCAAGCCCTGGTCCTACACGGGGCTTTTTCTTTTTATGTACTACGGTCTTAAAAGTGTTTCACCCGTTCCGCCCAAGCAGTCTCAGTCGGAGAATGAAAGATTCATTGTCATCCAACACAAGCCCCTCTTGAAATTTGCCTTTACAGGACTTGACCAAGAAGGGGAGATCAGTCCATGCCGAACTTCCAGCAATGTCCCACTCCCGACAACTGTGAACCATACTGAAAAAATCAGTCTCCAGACTGACGACCTCCAGGCACTAGGACTCCGTCACGGTATGCGGGTAGGTTGAATTGGCTCGTACCCATCTTGCTTGAAGGTGGGGAAAATCGTCTTAATCTCTTTGTCCACTAGAGGTTATTTCAGGCGGTATAGGGGTTGCTTTATCCTATCTCCAACTGCTCATTTGGGTCAGGTATGTACAAATCAAGTGTCTCAGCAGCAAACTGCTTAACGTGTTCTAGGTACTCCATAAACTCGCCTGTTGCAAGCTCCGACGTTTTCTTGGGTATCTTCATGACTTCTCCGGTGCTTGGGTCGGTCAGTTCGGAGTACAGGAAGCGCCCCTTCAGGAACTCGTGTGCAAGGTCGCGGTCAACGTCATGGCCAAGCTCCCGCAGTCTTTCCGATATCATGGCTACAACCACGCCCCAGTAGTATGCGTTCTGCACGTCGGAGCGAAACCTCCGTTTCAGTTTGACTTCGATGGTCACAGCCAAGTCCTTTTCACGGGACATGGCTCTGACCTCCTCTTCGAAGAGGGGGCGATTGTAGATTCGTAATGCCCCCTGTGGTGTGATTACTCCGTTGTGTTTCATTCTACCCTCCAGACTCTAACTCCGGTTTCAAAGGTTTGTGTTTTGAATCTACATGCCTTCTCACGGCAGAACATGGTAGCCGCCGCAGACACCTTCTTGCGTGTCTTTTCGGGGTCTATCTTGTCGGTGAGGAAGAATGATTCGCCTATGTTCATTTCCTTGAATGGGTACTTTGAACGACGTGTTGTGTTGCCTGGGATTGGAATCCCTGTTTCGATTTTGATCATAGTTTTATTTCTTTTGCTTGTGTAATGAATTTGTTTACCTTCTCTTGGAACTCGTCTGCGGTTAACTCAGTAACCTTGTAGTCCTTGAAGGTGCTATCGAGTAGTTTTTGTATGTCCTCCTCAGTACGCTGAGTGACGATCATGGAGCAATGGCCTTCGCCAAGGAACACCCTGATGGTTTTGAGTTCCTCCGTAATCATTACAACCTCGTCGGAGTATGCGTACTGATTCGTTGTGAAGCAGTATGGTAGGTTGATTGATGTTGTGTCAACTGTGGTCAACACTTGGTGTTTGATTTCGATTGTCATTTGGTTGGTATATTAAAATAATTATTGGTTACTAAAAAAATGTTATGCCTCTTCCTCCTCTTCAGTTACGCCATAACGCTTGGCCTGTTCAACGATCTGCGCGAAGTTGTATCCGGCTGACTCAATCTCTGCCTTCACCTCTTCGTTCTTCTTGGTGATGTTCTCACCCTTGGCGTAACGTGCAACCACGCGAGTCCAACGTGCAACCTGTGACTTGACTGAGTCAGCGTAGTCGCGTGGCTCTTCGAAGTCGTATAGGAATTTAAGATAGTTGGAATACTCGATGCCGAAGTTTTTCTTGAACTTTCCATCTTCGACCACGATGTGTTTCTCAAGTGGTGGCCTTGTACTAGCCGTGAAGTAGTGGGTGATTGCCGCAAGATCCGTGAGGTACTCCTGTTCCAACTCCTCAGTAGGCTCATACTGAAAGCACATCATGCGGAGGTCATCCTTGCAGATGTATACTAACTCTCCGTTCAGTCCCAGTCCCTTCATGTAGTGGAATAGCTGAAGCCTGTGGTGTTTAATCGGCTTCTCAGTCTTTTCCATCATGTCCATCACGAAGGATGAGCATGACTTAATTTCTAGGACTTTCTTCTCAAGCTCCTTGTCACCGAACTTCTCATGCAGTTTCTCTGCGATGTATAGGGAGGATGCCTGGATAGATTCCGGTAAGTGAGATGAAGTGATGTCTTGCTTGGCACGTTCGATGTCAATCTTGCCACCGGCTAGGAAGTCCAGGCGACCCGATACGCGAAGCATATTCGGATACTCGACCATTACCCTCTCCTGAGTGTTATTGATCAGTCCTGCGCGTTCTAATACATAGCGCACCACCCACTCGACAAGGTTGCCAGCCTCGAACTTGCGAAGGCTTCTCATGTTAGGTGGGTTGGTTGGTGTGACTGCCTTCATCTTGAGGTAGCGGTCAACCAAGGGCTGTCCGATTTCAGATGCATAGCAGTAGTCTCGTGGCTCAAGCGCACGTTGTTGGGAATAAACGCATTCATTCCATAGTTGTTGAAGATTCCAATTCATTTCGTTGAATGTTAAAAAAGATTGATTTGATTTCGTTTGGTATTGTCTTGAGCAGTCTCCCGCTCGATTGGTAGTTGGCTGATGCCTTGCCTATGTACTTCACTCGCTTGCCTATGATTGCATAAACGTCACGCGAATGTTTGACAATTTCATAGCCATCTTTAGTTTTAAATAGTCGTGTCATTGAGATTACAAATATAGTGTAACATATAGATTCTCAGCTAAACTTTTACTAATTAAGGTTAATTAGTTCCTTAGTCAGTACTTCAGCAAGCACATCAGCGAGGTCGGCCTCTTCTGATTTGGTAAGTAGCTTCCGGAACGCACGAGCATCCACCCACCATACATTGTCGGTCTTCTCGTCGTTCATGTCGCACACAGGACACTTGGTAAACGGCCTGTCACTTTTCAATCCTATGTCCACAACGAGGATGCATCCGCAGTTATTTCTTTGCAAGGTCATAGCCGTGAATACATCCCCCTTGAGGAATACTCCTTGTGAGTGGTCTTTGATGGCAACGATGTCGTCGCCAGTGCGGTAGTCTATTATCATTTTTCTATATCTTTTAAGAGCCACATCATTAGGTTAAACATAATTGAATCAATTATCCGTTTCATCTTGCATGATTTTGTCCAAGAAGTTACGCGCCTTGTCGTAGTGTTCGATGAACTCTTGCCGATTGCTAAAGGCAAACTCGTCATAAGACTTTCGCATTCGATAAATGTCCTCATTCAACTCCTCTCGTGTTGGTTCTATTTCGTCAATGTCAATAACGGGCATCCCGCTCCACATATGAACCGTTACCTTGATTCCCGCTTTGTTTATCATTCCGTAGATCCACCAACGTGAACTGCGGTATTTGAAGTAGGTGGTCTCTTCGATGTGGTCTGTTTTTTCCTCGGTGTAGAACCCGCTATCTTCGGGGTTCGCTAGTTTCCAGTCGTCGTAATTAAAGTAACTCATTTGTTATTGTTTATAGGGTTAGTAATGCTATTATGATAAGTATGGCGGCAATCACGGCCATCACCTCTTCGTATAGTCGAAGGTTCTCTTCAGTCGTTCTCTTTTTCATTTAGGTTCAGTTCGTATTTTGCTTGGTGGTGTATTGAATCGAATACTCCATCAACACTTGCGTCAAGCACTTCGGTTAGTATTTCGTAAGCCTTGTCCTGGTCGCACTCGAATCGGTCGGTGACGTCTTGTACATGCCATAGGGAGTCGATGTGGTAACCCGCCTTGCGTAGTACCTCTTTTGCGATGAGAATTTCTTGGTGGTTCATGATTTCTTTTGTGTTATTAATTGTTTTTTAAATGTGGGCGCAATGTAGT